TATTGTAAAGAGTATGGACTCTGCTTAAGAGAGCCCATAGTTTTTACAATTACTGCTTCATATTAACTCCTATATAGTTTGTAATAACGTCTTTTGTAATTGAGACCTAGTCCCATATTGTCATAAAAGACACCGTACCTATCAAATGAAACACGCTTGTAGGTTTTGATTCTAAACTTAAATCCTAACACATTGAAATGATAGAACTTATTCTTAGGGGTTGCACTGTCCCTATACAGTTTTCTTACTCTTGCTTTCATAAGACCTCCTAGTCTCATAGTTATAATAAATGTTGACACCGGTGTCACGATTGTTTCTTAATTCGTTTCCACGCTTGCCAAGTAATACTTTGTAAATGCAATGGTGTCAGTCCCAATGTTTCAGATGTCATTATATAGCATTCCTCAAGGAAAGTATACACCGCACTAGAAATTGATTGCTCTTTATCTGTCGCGGTTCGACCTATTGCAATTGCTATAGCGTGCCGGTCTACGGTGACACCACCACCTGAAGGGTAAACCATATTCAAATAAAATCTTTTCGTTTTATCACCGTTTAAAATCTTGAGTATCTCATCATCATAATAAACATTTTCTTCCTTAAAGACCTCGTCTCTTTGTGAGTCCATTGGATGCCCGCTTCCTGAATATTGCAAGTTTAAAATATCCAGAGCTTTTTGCTTATTTCGTTGCATATGTCCGCAATCGCCTGAGTATATTAAATCGACTGCTAAGTCCTTGTTTTTACTCCATTCTTTGAGAGGTGACAGAGCTGATACGATACCCAAAACTTGACGCTTGGAGACCTCGCGCCCGGTATAGTTAAATAAAAATTCTGATACCTGAGACCCAAAGACGTTTGCTTCTTTGTACCAGTCGTTTTTCTCGGACTCCAAACTAACATTATAAACTTTCATAATATTATTTTTAATCTTTGTCCGGCTATAGTGTTTATCACCGATTTTAATTGTTTTCATAATATAGCTATCCTATGTTGTATTGTGAGCGTCCCATATTTTCGATTCTAGGGGACTTTTTAATGTTAGCAAGGCTTACCCCTTACTCAACATAAAGCCAATGATACTTGATTGATTGTGTTAGTCAATAGGTGTGCTAATGTTGACACCGGTGTCAGGAATTGCAGACAAAAAAAACCCGCCGATTAAGGCGGGCTCTTTGTGTTGCTCTGGTGTTAAAACTTCATTACATATGTATTTAACTGTTGTGACGCTTCTTTCATCTGCTCTTCATAAATTTTACGTCCCTCTTCGGCTAGTCCCTTTTCGTTGGCTTCAATCCAATCTCCAATTATCTCTACTAGGGACTTTTCTTCTTTCTCAGGTGTAGGCTCGATGTCTAGCAAGAACTCTTTATATTTGCCCTTCTCGGCTTCCTTAGCTAGGTTGTTTTCTACATCCTTTGATTTAGCTAAACGAATGCACCACTTTTGCTCTTTGGCTTTTTCTTTTCCTAGGATAGCTTCTTGTGTTGCTTTCTTATTGGTTAGCTTAACCATCTTGTGAACCTTGTCCTTGAATGCCTTTAGCTCTTCTTTGACTAGGGTCTCATTGTTATGGTTCAGGGTGTCAATGTATGATTTGCGCTTTTCTTTGTTCTTGCTAACAGCTACTAGGAATTCGGTGATAGTCTCTTCACCTTGTGTTATTCCTCCGGCAGTGTTTAGTATATGCGCAATGTACTCACTGTCTGCCACTTGCTCATCTTTATCATTTACTATTTTAAAGTTATATGTAGTTTTCATTTTGTTTTATCCTTTCATTGTAGACGCGTCAAAATGCGCGACTTGTTCCAAGTATAAATTATTTCTAATCATAAGTAAACAATTATTTTATTTAGTTTTTATTTTGTCTCTCAAATGTTGACACCGGTGTCAGGATTTTAAGTTTTCCTTAGGTGCAAAATATTCACACTCACACACACTTTTATTTCTCTTTTGTATCTTGTGTGTCATCGGTGCACTATAGGTAACACACGCGCGCGGTTATATGAGCACACGAGATTAACCCCCCGGGGAGCCTCATTTTGCCTCGCGTGATATATATTTAGGCTCACTCGCAGATTGGAGAGGATTCGAGTAAAATCTGTTGTTTACTAGAGAATTTCTACAGATGACTTGTGCGGGGAGGGACTTAAGTGACTTTATTTACTAGAGAACCTTGACTTCCATTGAAAAGTATGCTATACTATTACTATAGATTAAAAAAAGATTCACCTAAAAAGGCTTCTCTTAGAAACAACCTTTTATTATCATTCTAATTTACCATTTTAGTTGAAACTATAGTATCACTAAGGAGTTAGGATGTCTAAAAAAAATAAAGGTTCACCCAACTTATACAAGGGTATGAAGAGTTTAAACCCTAACGGGAGACCTAAGGGCAGTGTCAACAAGTATACAGCCCTGAGTAGAGAGTTGATGTCTAATAGAGGACCAGAAATTGTCCAGAAAGTAATAGACTTAGCACTCGAAGGTGATAGGACTTGTCTTAAGATGTGTATGGATAGAATTATACCTACAACTAAGGCAGTAGAGTTTAGGTCTTCAGAAGATAAAGGCAATGTAATTATCAATGTTGGTGGTCTCGAAGCTAAGAAAATAGAAATAGAAGAGAAAGACCAAAAAGAACTAACATATGAAGATGGTGTAATAATAGAAGAAGCTGATATTGACAAAACAATTGTGAGTATCGGTAATGGCTAAAGAGTTAGATGTACAATTACATCCAGCACAGCTAGAAATCTTCAATAGCACTGCCCGATTTAAAGTAGTAAGTGCGGGTAGGCGATTTGGAAAGTCCAGACTAGCAGCGTGGATACTAATCATCAAGGCTCTACAGTCGGAAAGTAAGGATGTCTTTTATATAGGTCCTACATTCCAACAAGCTAAAGATATTATGTGGAATATGCTCAAGGAACTCCTTCACGGGACAGACCTTATAGAGACTACCCACGAAAATACAGCTACTATGAAGTTAGTTAATGGTAGAAGAATTAGTTTGAAGGGCAGTGACCGACCAGATACTCTAAGGGGCGTGGGACTTGCTTATGTCGTTCTTGATGAATATGCTTCTATGAAGGTAGAAGTCTGGGAACAGATTATAAGACCAACACTTTCAGATGTAAAAGGTGGTGCACTCTTTATTGGGACTCCTGCCGGGAAGAATCACTTTTATGATTTGTATTTAGAGGCAGAGAAAGATAAAGACTGGGAAGCATTCCAGTATACATCTATAGATAACCCTCTAATAGACCCTAAAGAGGTAGAAGTTGCTAGAAGAACGATGTCGACGCAAGCGTTCAGACAAGAATTTGAAGCGTCGTTTGTAAGTTTTACTGGTGGTATATTTAAAAATGAATGGATTAAGTACGATGAGAATGAACCGGAGGAAGGCAATTTTGTTATTGCGGTTGACCCTGCGGGCTTTGAAGCGGTGGAAAAAGAACGTGGTCTTAAAGGGAGTAAGTTAGATGAAACAGCTATATCAATCGTTAAAATCCACGGTGATAAGTGGTGGGTCAAAGATATACTACACGGTAGATGGAATATTAAAGAAACTGCTTCTAAAATATTACAGGCTGCAATTGAGAATCAGGCAACGACTGTCGGAATAGAATCTGGAGCGTTAAAAAACGCTATCTTACCTTATCTTCAGGATGAGATGAGAACACAAGGTAGATGGGTAGTCATAACAGACGTAACCCACGGTGGTAAGAAGAAAGCAGATAGAATTACTTGGGCTCTGCAAGGTAGAATGGAGCACGGTAAGATTACATTTAATCGTAATTCTGATTGGAATAGCGAGTTAGAGACACAGTTAATAGAGTTTCCTAGTAAAGGAACACACGACGACATTATCGACTCACTCGCATACATAGACCAAGTTAGTGTAGCAGACTTTATGCACACTATAGAATTAGAAGAGGAGTGGAAACCGTATGATGACGTTGCAGGATACTGATGGAAGAAAATAAATATCAAGGACTAGCAGGATGGCTTGACACTCGATTAGAAGAGTGGAGAAACCACAGAGATTCTAATTATTTAGATATGTGGGACGAATATTATCGTCTATGGCGAGGCATATGGAAAGCTAGTGATAAGACTAGGCAGTCTGAAAAATCTAGATTAATATCTCCTGCATTACAACAAGCAGTTGAATCATCTGTAGCAGAAATCGAAGAGGCTACATTTGGCAGAGGAAAATGGTTTGATATCAAAGATGATATGTTAGACCAAGACCCTAGCGATGCTGAGTATGTAAGAAATTTACTTCAAGAAGACTTAGAATCTACAGGATGTAAAGACGCATTATGTGAGGTCTTTCTTAATGGTGCTGTATATGGTACTGGTATTGGTAAGATATCTGTAGAAGAGAATACTTGGAAATATCCAGTAGAAGTTCCTGTAGAAGGAACAATGACAACTGAGAGAATACTACAAGAAACGGTATCTGTAGATGTTAAAGTAGAGGCTATTAGCCCAAAAGAATTTCTTATTGACCCTTCTGCGGTTAATATACAAGAAGCACTAGGCGTTGCACACGAAGTAATTAAACCTAGACATAGCATTATAGAAGGTATAGAAAATGGTACATATAGAGATATACCTATAGAAGGTAGCTATAATGTAGATAGATTAAAAGGTTTTGACCCTGAAGAGTCGCGTCCAGACGCTAACGACCAAATAAAAATTACAGAATACTGGGGTAAAGTACCCGCAAGATTCCTATCTGAAGACGAAGATATGGATGACTTTGAGTATAATGATGATGAGTTAGTTGAAGCTGTAGTTACTATGGCTAACGATGAATACATATTAAGAGCTATTGCTAATCCATTTATGATGGAAGATAGACCTTTTATATCATATCAACACGACATTGTACCAAACAAGTTTTGGGGTAGAGGTGTTTGTGAGAAGGGATATAATCCACAAAAAGCACTAGACGCTGAAATGAGAGCACGAATTGACTCGTTAGCTCTGACTACTACACCAATGATGGCTGCCGACGCAACTCGTATGCCTCGCGGAGTCAAGCTAGAAGTCAGACCGGGTAAGACTATTCTTACTAATGGCGACCCAAGACAAGCAATAATGCCATTATCCTTAGGTAGCACCGACCAAAATACATACAATCAAGTAGCAAGCCTACAAAGTATGATACAAATGGGCACAGGTGCTTCAGATTCGTCTCAAGGAAGTGCAGAAAGAGCTACCTCTGCAGGTATGTCTATGCAACAATCTTCTGCAATTAAGAGACAAAAGCGTACATTGATGAACTTTCAAAACACATTCCTTATTCCTATGATTAATAAGTGTTTGTGGAGAAAGGTACAGTTTGACGTAGATAGATATCCTGTTGTCGATTATAAATTTATACCTTATTCAACTATGGGTATTATGGCTAAAGAGCTAGAAGCACAACAAATGGTTAGTTTATTGCAAGCTATACCTAAAGACTCTCCTGCTTTTAATGTTATATTATTATCTGTCTTTCAAAACTCTAGCATACATAACAGAGAACAAGTTGTACAGTCACTTATGGAAGGTATGCAGCCTAATCCTGAAGAACAACAAATGCAACAGATGGCTCAACAGCTACAACTACAGCAATTACAGGCAGATATATCTAAGACTCAAGCAGAAGCTCAAGAAGAATCAACTAAGGCTATGAAGAACGCAGCAGAAGCGGGAGCAGCACAGCCTAGTGAACTTAAGATACAAGAGAAGTTCCTTAAACTACAAAAAGATTTAGCTTCTATTGATAAGATGAGAGCAGACACAGAAAATAAAGATAGTGAAACTATGAGAAACATACCTGAAATAGAACACTTACAATCTGAAACATTATTAAATATAGCTACAGCAAAAGAAAAGTTACAAGGATAGTATATGGCTAAGACAGCAGCGTGGCAGCGTAAAGAAGGTAAGAATCCTAAAGGTGGCTTAAACGCTAAAGGTAGAGCTTCTTATAATAGAGAGACAGGAGGCAATCTAAAAGCACCACAAGGAAGCGGAACAGATAGTAGACGTGTATCCTTTGCTTGTAGATTTGCCGGTATGGCAGGACCTATGATAGATGCGAAAGGTAAGCCTACCCGTAAAGCATTAGCATTAAAGAAATGGGGCTTTAGCTCTGAAGCAGCAGCTAGAAATTTTTGCAATAGACACAAAAAATCTTAATGGCAAATAAAGAAGACGAAGAATTTTATAGAGATAGGATTGACTTATTAGAAACTGAAGGATGGGCAGACCTTATAGAAGAATTAAAGGTTATGTCTGAATCAGTCAAGAGAATAGAATCTATCAATAACGAAAAAGACCTATGGTTTGCCAGAGGTCAGTTGTCAATTCTAAGACAGATGATTGTTTTAGAAGACGCAACAAAAGCAGCGATGACAGAACTAGGCAACTAGCGTCATCTTTTTACAACTTCATAACCCTAACGGGCGGAGAACAATGATATGAGCAATATAGTAGTAGACCCCGATGAAATTTCGGAAGACGAGGTAGAAAACACAGAAGAGGAAACCCTTGAAGCAACGGAAGTAAAAACAGAAGAAGAAACTCTCGAGGTTCCAGACAAGTTTGCAGGTAAAAGTGTAGAGGATATAATCAAAAGTTATCAAAACTTAGAACAAGAACTTG